GTTCTACCAAGTGTTACAGTTTTTGCATACAGATAAGCATATTTTAATGTTCTTTTATAATCCTCTAACGAATCGTGATTGTTTGGGAATGTCTCTACTAAACAACATAACTCATATGATTCAAGTGATTGTTCTAAACAAGGATTTCCACCTGCAACTCTATGGTCTTTATTATCACCACCGTTTTTCATACGAGAAAAGTGTCTCATATTTTCTAACCAAGCAAGTCCAGGTTCTCCATTGTCTACAATTCTTTTACATATAGCAGAATAATCCATACCCAAGTCTGCGAATACTGAATTATTTGAAGTCCACCCATAAGTTTCTCTATGTGGATTTGCTTTGTAATTTTTTAAATCTAAATATTCTTCAGAATCCGGGTCACCAAATACGATTTCAGCAGTTCTACGAACATTACCCGCTACAACACACTTCCCTATAAGATTCATAATATCTACAATAGTAGTAACTGAAATTGGTTCTCCGCTATTATCCTCTAATACGTTTCTAATATCATTGTGAATTTCTTTTAGAGGTTCAGGACCACTTGAAACTCCACCAAATCCTTTAATTGGTTCACCTAAAGCTCTTATTTGATTATAATCAAATTCTACGTGGGTAGTTCCGTGAAAATAACTTTCTAATAGTAAACGTAGTGATTCTACCCAACCTTCTCTTGTATCAGGTATCATAAAGATTTCTTCTATTCTATCACGATTAATACCTTTAACAATTATTTCACCGGCACCCTTTGTATCAAATCCAACTCCTACACCTAACATAGAGGCATCCATTAAGAAACAAAATGGTTTTGAATAATCTTCTTTGATTGTTGATGTAGATACAAATGCACAATTGTTTAGTGCGGCATACAATTTCTTTTCTTCTGTTATTGCTGTTCCCATAGCCCATAACCCACGACCGGGTGGTAGGAATTTCATATTGAAAATTCTATCATACATTTCTTGTGCTGACTTTTGTGCTTGCCAAGGATTCCACCCTAACTGATGTGATTCAATATGATTTTTTTGCATAGAGTACGTTCCCTCTACAACACGTTGAACTGTTTCCCACCATCTCTCATTTTTACCATCTTCTTTAATACGAGAATATGTTCTCATATAAACTAATTCACCTAAACCGTTAAAACCGAATGGTGGTTTTTTTCTTTTGTATTTATCTATAAACTTTTCAGATAACTTAAATTTTTCCATTTATAAAACTCCTATTGTAATCTATCTTTCCCGTAACAAACATAAATATAATATATACTAAACTTAATTTAAAATTTATTCAAATCCATCAACATTTTTTTCCATATCCTTATATTTGTTAGCTAGTTCTTTTCTCAAGAACTCTTCACTATTATTCATCTTACCTTGTGCGGTTTTTCCAAACTGACTACTACCTTCAAATATTTGGATTTGACCAATATTTGTATTTATAGTAGCTGGATAAGTAATACCATCAATACCAAACCTATTTTTAATCACGTGGAATCTACCTGTATTAGCAATCTTATCTTCTACTTTTCTACTCATACTCATAACAAAGTCAGCAGTCATAATTTTACTATAATCTTCTGCAATCTTATCAGCACCAATTACATCTTCTTCAAGAGCTGAGCGGTTGGCTTGTGAAGCTGTCCATATCGGTAGTTCTAACTCACCAGCTAATCCTCTTAAATCTTCATAGATAGTTCCTATTGCGTGTCTCTTCTCTCTAAAGTTTCCTGTAGACATTAATATATCAGCATAATCAACTATTACCATATCTGGTTTATCACCACTTATTTCAATCTGTTTTAAATGAGAACTTAATGTTTGTACACTAGCTCCTTTAGTTGGAAAATACTTGATTAGTAATTTACCTGGAAGTTTTGATAGTTTAGCTTGTACATCATCTTTATAGTATTTTATATTTGATGTGGTAACTCCTGTAAATATAGAATCATACCGTAACCCGACATAGTTTTGATTTAACTCTAAAGTGTAATGAACTATAGTTTTACCGTCTTTTAAAGCTCCCGCACCTAATGCTTGAAGTGTCCAAGATTTACCGATTCCAGCTGGAGCAACAATCACTCCAAGTTCACCTGCCCCTAAACCACCATCCATTATATCATTAACTACATCCCAAGGCGTTTTAACTGTTACTCTAGCAGAGTCTGCAAGTCGTGTTTCTAATGATATGAGATAATCGTGTCCTAAATCTCTTGTAGTACCGGCTTTCATAGCCTCATCTATAATAGATTTTATACCATCATAATCTTTGTTTTCTAATAAATCAACTGAGTTAAGTATTGCAGTTTTTAATGTTTGATTTTTACAGAAGTCAAGTGTTTCTGATTGTACAAATTCTAAATCTGTAGCCTCTACATTTTTCCAAACTTCTCGTAGTTTATCTACTACTCCAGATTTTAATACGTCATCTTCTATTTCATCTATCTTATATTTTATAACTTCAAGTGTAGGTTGTTTTTTGTATTCGTAATAATAATCTACTATACTCTTTACTAACCATTTATTTGAATCTGAATCAAACATTGTTGGATTTAGTATATCACTAATAGTTTGAATAAATTTTACATCCCCCATCAACGACGCGATAATCTTAGATTGAAACGAAGTTCCAAATTGTGTTAATGTTTCACTCATGCGTCTTCTCAGCGTAATGATTTAACTGATTAAAATTTGTTAACAACCAGCTAGTGAGATTGGGAAGTGCTGTATATAATTTATCTTCCAAGAACATCTTTTCAAATTTATATTTAATTAACCTGTTAATTGGTTCTCTTGTTCTATCGATTATTTTTGTCTTTGTTGACGCTGCTATATGTACGTCTGATAACTGCATTAATTTGTAATTCAATTCTATAACATCTTTAGATTCTGGTAATTCTGTAATAACTTCATCTATATTAACTATTCGATTTTCACTCAAAAACGGTAATTTTTTTTGGATGGTCTTTAATCCTAAACCTCTAACACCTTTTATATTATCTGATTTATCACCATCTAATACTCTATACCAAATATAGTTGTGAGCTGATATGCCATATTCATCAAATACAGCCTGTTCATCATACATTTTCTTTTTAGTTGGACTCCATATTTTTATCCTACCGTTAGCTAACTGAAGAAAATCTTTATCTGTAGACATAATGGTTATCTCTGATTTAGTGAGAACCTGTCTACATAGATAACCAATAGTGTCATCGGCTTCAATATTATCATATGACATTACAGTTATAGGAAGAGTATCTAAATACTCAACTATTCTTTGTAACTGCATAATCATATTCTGTTTCTCATCTGCCTGAGAAGCGAAATCATATGACCGATTTACTCTGTATTTTGTTTTTCTGTTTTCTTTATATGCTGGATACAACTTCCTACGGTGTTTAGACCCACCTTTACCATCAAATACTATGATGACACGGGTAGGTCTAAACATATTTATTGTATAACCTATACTTCTTAAAAAACCAACTATTCCACCGACGTGAATACCATCAGGATTGGTAGTTGGTATAACACTAAACACTCGTATAAAAGTATTTAAGCCATCTACTATCAGTACTTTATCATTTGGGTTTCCGTCATCTAATGAGCCACCCTTTTTCTTAATTTCATCAAATATAGAAAGATACTTACTATTACTCACTAGCTTCCTCTTCTACAATCACATCATCAATACCGAAATTCTTTTCATATTTTAGAATTACTTTATCACAAATTAAGTTGTAGCAGTGTTCTCTAAGTTCTTCATCTTTGAGTTGTTCACTCCAATCTTTAGATTGAAATTTGATTTCTTTACCTTCATATTTCAAGGTATACCACGCTCCACCTTGTTTTACAATATTGTGGTCTTTCATAACTTTTAACCAACTACCATCATCATCAATCCCTGATTCAAAGTAAAGTTCAAAATCAGCATGTCTCATTGGAGGCCCTAATCTATTTTTAATGACTTGAGCTCTCATCTTCATACCAATATTGTTATTCTTTTTATCTTTGATTTGACCAAGATTTTTTAATCTGATACGTGTTGAAGC